GCGCATGGCGGCGTTGGCGGTAAGCACCGCATAGGCGACATCGCCGATCTTGCGGGCGGCGGCTTCGCCATGCGCTCGGGGAATATCCGAGAGGGCGGACAGATCATCGTTGATGATGGTCTGTCGGGTGATGGCAAACATCTTGCCATAGGTGGCAATGGCGTACTGCTCTTTGGCGTCGGTGCGCTTGCCGTACTCGTAAGGCTGAGACTCGGTGATCTGATCCAGATCCTCCGCCTCGGAGACGCTGTTCATCGAGTTGGTTTTGAAATCCGAAACCTGGCCGGTGGCGCACCACTTGTTCCAGGTCTCCGGGGCGGTCTCGTAGCCGGCGGACAGGCTTTTATTTGCCACGTTGGCAAGCAGGCTGGGGAAATCGCTGGTGGTCATGGCCCGACCAACCATCTCCATGACGTTGCCGCCGGTGGGCTGGTTGGCGACCTGAAGAGCCATGCGGGCGACCTCGCGCAGGCTGTGGCCGGTGAGGTCAGTCGCGCCGGGGGCGGGAGTGGTGAGGGTGATCCCGGCCCGGATGCTCAGGGCATCCTGAGCGGCAGACCGGAACTTGTCGCGCTCGTCGGCGATAATCTCGACACTCGGGCGGAATGCCGGGGTGCCTTTGCCGGCACGGGCAATAATCTCGTCCATGATCTGCTTGCGGGCCGAATCGACCGTTACTTCCGGCTTGAGCAGGGCGGCCCGGTTTTCGGTCGGGAGCTCAAAGCGATCGCACATGGCGATGATCTCGGCAGAGCGGGCTTGCTCGTTTTTGACCGCTTCGGCGCGGACGGCCTCTACATCAACAGCGGGGGCGGTAACGGCGGCGGCCTCCCGTTTGATTTCCAGTTTGGCCATAAAGGCCATGGCCTCGGCGTCGGTTGCATCCTGGGGCAGTCCACGACTCTCCAGGAAGGCGCGTAATTCTCTGTTCATAGCGTGCTCCTTATTAGATGGCGCGGACGAATCTGCCCTTGCCTTTGCATTTTCGTCGGCCCCGATTGGGCAGACGGACATCTCTCTTGGTTTCCACTTGGTGACGATTTTTACCGGGCCGGTGTACGATCTGCCGCCGACAAAGCCGGTCTGGCCATCGGCGATAATAGTGGCCTCCTCGTCAACCCGGCCCACGGAGTAATCGGTGAGGTGGCCCTCTTTGGTTTTGAGCCAGGCGCTCTCGGCCTCGGGGGCGGCGGAGAAGGTAGCCCTACCCACCAGCTTGTCGCCCTCGATCCGCATGTCGCGAAACGAACCGATGACTGAACTGGTGTCATAACGGCTGTGGCTGTCGAGCAGGGGGAGCTGGCGAGACTCCGGCAACTGGCAACCAGCCATAACGAGGACGGTCGGGTAAACCTCATAGCTGTCGTAATCGCGCTCGGGGATCGCGGCTTCGGTGGCCCCGATTACCTCGACGGAGCGGGTGACTTCATCAATGGAGGTGGGGGTGGTGTCAGCGCCAGGGGGGATGGCCAGTTTTCGATAGTAGAGTTTTGGCATGGTTTGCTCCTATGCTGTGGCCGGGTCAACTGCCGCCGGATTGGTTTTGAGGGCGGTGGATATTTCTAAGGGGGACAGGTCGCGGTCGGCGGCCATGCGTTTGGCCTCGGCCAGTTCGTTAAGCACATCCTCGTAGTCGCGGCCTCGGGCGGCGGTAATCTCCTGCGGGGAGCGCAGGTTGCTGTTGATTTGCTCGATCCAGGCCTTGCCCTCGCGCAAGGGGTCGATGCTTTCCACGCCAGGCGGCTGCCAGACAGCGGTGAGGTAGCGGCGGGGATCGGTAAAATATCCGGGGAGGTTAAGCTTGCCGGAGAGGACGGCGCTTTCGAGGAAGGCGGCCAGCACCGGCTTGCAGAATTGGCGGATATGGCGCTGCTGAAGCGGGGCTACCACCTTCATAAAATCGTTGCGGATGCCGCGCAGGTTGCTGTAGTTGATCCCGGCATAATCGCCGGTGAGCAGTTCGTAGGTGATACCGGTCGAGACCGCCACCATGCGCAGGATCAGACGGGTGAACGGCTCGAATGAGTTGCCGGGCCGGTTATGATCGGCGAAGTTAATTTTTTCGCCGGGGCGCAGATATTCGATGATAGCGTTTTCCATCGAATCGAGTTTCTTGCCGGTGACCGGATCGACCGTGTTGCCGCGCAGATTTTGAAAGCCGCCCAGGTCTGGGGTTTCGATCATGGCCAGGTATTTGGCGGCCATCTTGGCCCCGTCGATCTCGGCGTCGAGATAATCGTGCAGGTCGTTGGCAATCAGGATCGCGGTGGTGAACGGGGAGATACCCCGAAGCTGGCCGGGGCGCAGGGTGCGGAAACCGTGGATTACATTTTCGGCCAGAACCCGCTGGCTTTTGATTCCGCCGGTGAAATTGTTGAACCCGTCCGGAACGACAAAATGGTAGGCGATAACCTGGCCGGTGCGCAGGTCGAACTCTACCCCCTGATCGACCGGATTGTTATTGAGCGGCGCGGCCCAGGAGTTGGACAGCCAATCGGACTCATAGGCCAGGAGGGCGAAGGGAATAAAGCGTTTGGGATCGTTGATCTGGGCCTTGATAAAGATAAACTCGCCGGACTCTACATCCTGGCGCTTGGCCAGTTGCTCCAGCTCGTGATAATGCAGGCGACCGGAGGCGTCGGCCTCGTCCTGCCATCTGGCCCAGGCATCCTCGATCTGGCGGATGATGGTGGTGTGCAGTTTTGATTTGCCGTTGGCGTCTATGCCACGGGTGACGCGACTCTGAAAATTGACCCCGGTGCCGACCGTATAGTCGGTGAGGACATCGACAGCGCGGGCAAAATAGGCGAAGTCGCGCACCAGTTGCCGGGAGCGGGCGCGGATCTGAGGGGCGCTGGAGCGGATGAGAGAATTGACATCGCCATCGACCGGCAGCCAGCCGCCATCGAGGCGGGAGGTTTTAGCGGCGGCGTATTGGCGTTTGCGGATGGTTTCGCCCTGGATACGGTTGACCCGGCGCAGGTTTTCGGCACGGGGAGAGACAATGCCGATCGCCCGGTCAAGGACGTTTTCGAGGAGGGCGAGGGGGTTCATCAGCCGCGCCCCCCGTTTTTAGCGTAGGTGCGGCCATGCGCGGCCCCGGTCTCCATGGCCGCCATGACGCGGGCATGATCAATGGCCTCGCGCATATCCTTGGCGGATGACCACTTGATGACGTTGCCGGCCACCGTGGCCTCGGAGCGACCGAAGCTGTGGTTGCGGTAACAATCGAGCAGGTAAGTAAGTAACTCAGTCCAGGTTGTGAAGGAGGTTGTCGCCATGTCCGGAGTGTACAGGACGTTTTTGGCGATTTTGGTATTTAGGGGTAAACAGAGCTGATATAGGGGTATTTATTGGTAAACAGGGCTCATATAGGGTTATTTATGGTTGACAGGGTTTTTGAGGTGGCTGATTTTTTCGAACTTGAGGGGGTAGAAATACTCCCAGCTATCTGCTCCAACCGCCATTTATCTGCCAGGTCAGTATCGCTTTCCCAGACTCCGTGGATCTTCTTAGCGGGAAAATCCAGATCGCGGATGATCGACAACATGGTGCACTCACTGCGGCCCGACATGTACTTGCAGATTTCTTTCATTCCTGATAATGCCGCCATTTACCACCTCGCTTGTTTTTTTGTTTCGGTTTTTTTGTTGGTTGCAGCTTGCGCCGCATCTGGAGACGGCCAGAACTTCACCCCCAGGACATCGGCCATGGCCAGGAGATAAACCCCGCAGTCAAAGCCGTGGTTTGCCTTGCCGGATGGGCACTCCCAGGATCCGGCTTCGTTAATGAATTCGACGCAGAGTTGGCTGGCCCAGGACTCGGAGTACTCGGAATGCAGCAGCCAGGCGCCGGGATCGGCGGAGGAAATTTCCAGCTTGGCGGCAAGCACATCTTTGAAATGGCTGGTGTGGACCCGCAACAGTTTGAGGCCACCGGGGATCGGCTTTTTGGTGCCGGGATAATACTCGATATTGCTCCAGGAGTGCGGGGTGGTCAGGCGCTGTTCGCCTTTGAGTGGGGTCAGGCGGCCCCGGTACTTGCGGCACAGGTCGTAGACCTCGGCGGTGCGGTGGCCCATGGCGTCGATCACCGCCGTTTGGACATGATGCAGGATACCGGCGGCATCAGGGTACTGCTGCTCGAAAAGTACGGATTCGAGGGCTAGGACTGAATCGACAAAGCCGGCGCGGACTCCCCAGGTAGTGTGGGCCTGGCCGTAACCGAAGGCGCGGATTTCGTACCAGAAACCGTTGTCCTGGGTATCGACGGCGGCGAGCAGGCACGCGACCTGGCTGCTGCCGGGAACAATCCCCTCCGGGCGGTCATCGCGCAGGGCGAGGATGGTGTCTTCCTTGCGATCCTGCCGGAAGTTGAACCAGGGCTCGGCCAGGAAGGTGTTGCAGAAGTTTTTATGGGCATTGAGATCGA